TTTCGGTACCGTTACCACCCTTACGGGGGGTACGGCATCATCGTCCACGAAGGAGATATCGGGAAGATAGCGCCAGTTAGGCACTATATTGCCAACACCCGGGAGGACCGAGTCGAGAGACTCAGGCCACTCCAGGTGGGAGAACTTTTGGTTTCCCACCTTTCCTTCGAACACGGCTCCAGGGCCGTGCTTACCGGACAGCTCGTGATTCTCGATCTTACGATCAAGAATGCGGAGCATATCCCCGAAGAGAACCGCAAAACAGCGGCTCAAGCCGGGACTCAGAGGTAGATTTATTGAACCTAGCTCCGAATCGGTTGTCCGATAACTCCGGATGGCGGCCTCTACCCTTTTAGGGGAAGGCTCAATCTCGATCTTCTTGAAGATCAAGGTTAACTGACGAATGGTGGCGACAGCCACGACGTCAGCGTCATCTCGAAGCCGACCGTGTCCATCGAAGATTCTCCGAAGGAAACCCGACAGAAATGCCGGGAGACCGCCTCTCCTCTTGAAAGAAGGGAAGAGGTCGGAGGGGACCAGTCCAAGTTCAAGACTTCTTTCGAAGTCTGAGCAGAACTGGGGAAGTGTTAAGGTCAGAAACCCTAACCCTTCCTCTTCGGTGCGACGACTGACTGTTCTTATATCAGCCAGTAGGTCGCTGGTATCACACTGGGAACCCAGGTCCTCGCGGACCCGAGTCCAGAGTTCTGTCAGGCTTTTCATGCCATCCCCCTGCCTATCATAGGTTAGGAGGTACGACAGTCCTCAAGTTCGAGAGCCCCCTAGCTCAAAGCTAGGCCCACGGCGAAACACAGCAATCCAAATGGAACGCTGAAAATCGCCAGGGTAACGGCGATACCTGCAAGCAGGATACCGTCCGTTGACCCTGCCTCCCTCACGATTCCTTCTGAAGGAAGTGCGTGAGGAAGCCTGTCGAGTTGACCAGGCCCGTGAGGGCCTTGGCCAGCTTACCAAGCTCATCGTCGGTAAAACCGATCTGATTCTTGGGAGCGCGCACAACGAGCCAGGCAGATGCCTGCACGGGGATGTTATTCCCACTCGAGAGCGGATCCTCAATGACCTTCTTAAGGTCGATGCGGACCTGCGACTGCTCGTTAGTCGTAAGACTGTGAGCAATCGTGGCGCTGACAGTTCCGGAAGGGTCACCCCAACCGGAACGGAACTTCTCCATAGTAACACGGGGAAGTGCGTGGGTATCCGTACCAATGGTAACGGAAAGTGGCTCAGCAAACATGAACTCGTACCTTTCTGGTATTCAGTTGTTGTTCAGTTGTCCCAGCGAGAAATCGCCAGGGCAGACAGAATGGCTTTCTGCTTGTCGGAAAGGGAACCTGGTCGGAAGCCGAACCCAAAGGGCGAGGCGCGTACACGGTTACGAGAGATTTCATCAAACGTAACCGTGTTGCCGAAATTCGTGTAAGTCGTAGACTTCACGATCTCCATCATCACATAAGCGTGATGAATTCTTATCCCGTCACGGGATAAAGTGGAGATGTTCCGCATGAACGAATTGGTCGTAAAAAACCAATCGATCAACCAGGACCAAGGAGTCAGATTCCAGAGATCCTCAGCAGTGGGGATCACGCCGTAGAGACGATTGAACTCGCTAAGTTTAGCGAGCTTCGTCTCGAGGCCTGGTATAGAGTACTGATAAGCACCGGAGAACCAAACCCTTTTGGAAATGGTTGTCTTATGCTTACAGTTACCGATCTTGTTTTTCAACGGATCGATATAGAGGTACCCGAAAGGGAACTCTAGTGCTCTATGGGAAGACGAGGAAACGACTTCCTCTGACTCGTGTAGTGTGACTCGTCGCCGCACAAGGCGGTTGGAGTCTCGACGGTACTGCTCAAGGATCTTCTGAGCATTGGCCGTCGTCGATGCGACACTCTTCATATCAGAGAGTGTGGGAGAGATTCCGAACGTATAGTTCAGGAACTCATCCGCAACTCCACCAAGCGTAGGGCGCTTCTTGAAAGAAGTACCCGGAAGCTTGGGGAGATCGCGGGCGAGCTCTCCCAGCATCGTCACTACGGATGACTCAGGTACCGTAGGGAGGGTGGCAGCAATGCCAGTACCTCCATATTGAAAGAGCTCCGACAAGGTAGCTCCTTTAACTGCGCGCCAGGCATCTTTGCCGAAGTCCATAGAACGCGACTTCGAATATGCATCGATACACGGCCACCGCCAGCCCTCTCCAGTTTCAGAGAGGACTGAGAACGAGCCTGAGTACCCCATCTTATTGGGGAGCTCAGACATGGAGACTTGCTTCGAAAAGAAGTAGCCTCCGTAGTTCTGACGACGGATCAGATTTTTGAACTGATCGTCGAGGTGAGGCGAGCGCAACAGCCGATTACGAGTCGGCCATCCAGTCCAACGGCTATCATTAGTACCTTGGGATAACCCTCGGTAACCAATGGAGCTGTTGTCAGACTGGGTTACACCGGTGATATTATTCCACCTGTGGATGCGCGAACGCAGCGGTACTAGAGATGAACG